ACAACGCCCTGACGCTAACCATGCTGACCAAGATTTGTCTCGGGATTGCAGAGACTAGCGGCCAGGAATCATTCGAGCATTACTGGCATGACGTTACAGAAACGATGCAAGAGATCGTCAGAAAGAATGCTTGCAAAACAACCAAACACTAAGTAAAGTCCAACGGGCATGGCTAGGGTAGCTCCTGAAAAGCGGATTTGTCACCCGCCTGCCAACGCCCAACTCCAGTGACAATAAACCTTCGACAAGGGTTTGCTATGCACTTCTATCCTCATCATATTGGGGACTTTCTGAAGGACACATCGTCCTTAACTCCAGAAGAGTCCTACTACTACCTTCGGTTGATCTGGCTTTATTACGACACCGAGAAACCATTACCTGATGACGTTAACGCCCTTGCTTTCAAGATCGGAGCGCGAGGCAAGGAGGATTGCATTCGGACTCTGATTCAGATCTATTTCAGATACGATTCAGATCTGAAATCACATACGCATCAGAGAATTGATGCCGAAATTCGCAAGTACCAAGGCAAGGCAGCGTCTGCAAAGCGTGCGAATCAGATCAGATGGGGATCTGAAAAGGATGTGAAATCAGATCTGAAATCAGATGCGGATCAGATCCCAACCAAGAACCAAGAACCAATAACCAGAGAGAGACGCGCTACGCGCTTGTCTGCTGACTGGGAGCCTTCTGATGAGTTGATTGCTTTTGCTCGCAAGGAGAGGCCAGATCTGAATCTGAGAACCACAGTCATGTCATTCATGAATTACTGGCAGGCTAAGTCAGGCAAGGATGCAACCAAGCTTGATTGGGATAAGACGTTCAAGAATTGGGTGCTCAATGAAAAGCAGGGTCCAGTAAAGCCTGCGCAACTTGATCCATATGCAGGTGCGCTATGAAAGGCCATGACTTTGTGATCGCTTGCAAGCTAAGTTCTTCCCCGCCCCGCGCCGTGTTTGTGGAGTTTGATGGTGAGCCTGATCCGCACCCGGACTACCCGGTGGTGGTGGCCAAACCCTTTGAGCGTGATTACCGTTGGGCTTTGGGTTTGGTAGTCCACGTCACAGGAATCAATTCTGAGGCCGTTTTTGAGGCCGTGGCTGCGTTAAAACAATTCAAGGCTAAGAGGATATTCGCCCACTACCGCGAAACGACTCCAGGCCTTCTATGGGACTCGGAGGTGGACGCATGAACACCCTACCTGAAAACATCGACTTTCAGACGTGGTACGACATGATGGAGCCGGCAGTCATGATCCGGCCAGCCAAGGACATCGTCCGCCAGGCGATTGAAATGCTCGAGACCGAGCAGCCACCCCCGGTGGTCATGCCTTGGGGCAAGTTGAAGGACATGTTCTCCTTCCGGCCTGCTGAGGTTACGGTTTATGCCGGCCAAAACGGCTCAGGCAAGAGCATGATCACGGGCATGATCGCGCTGCAGTTGATGGCACAAAAGCGCAACGTCCTGATTGCCAGCTTTGAGATGAAGCCAACAACAACCTTGCAGCGCATGGTCAGGCAATTCACGGGCACGCAATTTCCCACGGCTGACGACTACCGAAACTTTGCAGCGTGGGGCGGCAACTACCTGTGGTTTTATGACCGGCAGGGCGAAATCTCTCGAGAGCAGATCATCGGCGTTGGCAACTATGCAGCGCGTGAACTCAAGATGAACGACTTCTTCATTGACTCGCTCATGAAATGCGTGAAGGGCGAAGACGACTACAACGCTCAGAAAGACTTCGTATCGGACTGCACGAACCTGGCTCGAGACACCGACCTTCACATTCACCTAGTCCACCACATCAGGAAGGGTGCGACTGACGAGGCCATGCCTCAGAAGGTGGACATGAAAGGATCGGGATCAATTGCCGACCAGGTGGATAACGTATGGATGATGTGGCGCAACAAGAAAAAAGAAAGGCTGATCGAGGCTGGCCAAGCCGTTGATCCTGCAGAACCCGATGCCATGCTGCTTTGTGAGAAGCAGAGGAACGGCGAACACGAACCGCGGTTAAGACTTTGGTATGACCGCACATCCCAACAGTTTTTGGAGAAACCCGGTGCAAACCCCTACCGATTCGACCCCGATTTTTGAGGTGACACTGCCATGGCCACCCACTATAAACACTTACTGGCGGCACAAAGTAGTTGGCAAGCTCGCAACCGTGTACGTTTCAGGAGTGGGCAAGATCTATCGCAAGGCAGTGAACAACCTAGTGATGGAAGCCGCAATGGTTCAGCGCTACCTCAAGCAGGCTGGACCCTTACGCGTAGTGATCGAGGCCTTCCCGCCCGACAGGAGAAAGCGGGATCTGGACAACATCCTGAAGTCCCTGCTGGATTCACTGACGCACGCAGGGGTGTGGGAGGACGACAGTCAGATTGAAGACTTGAGGATTTACAAGGCAACCATCGCCGGCATGGTGAAGGTGCGTGTTTACGATTTAAGCCAAAAAAAGGAGTAGGTAGTAGGGTGACATCAACCAATCAAAAAAAATCGCTGTTTAGGCCTCATGGCGAGGCTAGAAAGGGCATCTATGGAAATTGAAGAGGTACACGATCCGCATGACGCGGTGGACTTTATGGTGCTGCACGCAAAAAAGTACGCTGCAGCTAAAGCTTTGAGGATTTACACCGAAGAGTTTCGCAAGAGCAAGAAAGCGATCTTGATGAAGCAAAGCCTAGAGACCGCAATCGGCGCACAAGAGCGTGAAGCTTATGCGCACCCGGAGTACATCGAATTATTACGAGAGTTGCAAAAACACGTTACTGAAGAGGAAACATTGAAATGGAAACTAACAGCAGCACAGGCACGAATCGAGATTTACAGAACGCAGCAGGCGAATCTCAGGGCGGAGGGCAAGGCGACGATATAAGCGACTCGCATCTGATCAGGGAGCGCATGCTGGCCGACTTTGCTCGGTTCATTGGAAGTCAAGCCTGGGAGGACGATAAGGGGTGGACACAGGCCGTTTACCACAATGCTTGGGGCGATGGCTTTTATGCTGGCCTTCATTACGCCAAATCACTTTTCTATGAAATCCATGACGAAAGACGAAAAAAAACATCTTGGTAAAGTAGCCGCTATCGGTTGTGTGCTCTGCTATCTGAAGGGCACGCCCGGTACGCCGAGTGAAATTCACCACCCCCGAAAGGGAACCGGCATGGGCCAGCGGGCAAGTCACTACGACGCGATCCCTCTGTGCCCAGAGCATCACCGCGGGAACACAGGCATCCATGGCATGGGCGTGAAGGCTTTCACTAAGCACTATGGGGTGGATGAGGCTGAGTTACTGCACATCACCCGCCGTTTGGTTGCGCATCATGACCATTTGTCGGACGGATGGCGTACTCACACACAAGTGGACTAAAAGTGTGTAGGATTGAGCCTGTAGTAACCAAACAGCGAAACCAACAGGAGAAACGAGATGGCCGTAATCATTCACGACGAAAGAGCTTACTACGCTGGCGCACGCCGCAACATCATTGCGAATGCTCAGAAGACCTTTGCGCAGACGTATGAGGATTACGAGACGGTCCTGGCATTCATCGCCAATGGCCGTATCTTCGACGGCGGTAGCTTTGTCAGCTACGAGGATAACTTCGTTGGTTCGCTGGCTAAGGCCTATGACAACTTTGGCAAGCTTTCAGAGAAGCAGGTTGCTGCAGTCCGCAAGAGCATTGCAGAGCGTGCCAAACGCCGTGCCGAGTGGGCTGATAAGCAGGCTGCACTCAACGCAACCCGCTTACATATCGGCACTGTTGGCGAGAAAATCACGCTAACGCTCACGGTCAAGAAGATCCTTCGCCTTGCTGGCCAGTACGGCATGACCCTGATTTGCATTTGCGAAGATGCTGATGGCAACGTAGTCATTTACAAGGGTTACTGCGAGGCATTTGACCTCGACCTTCCAAGCGGCGAAACGAAGACCATCACGGTGAAGGCTACGGTAGCCGAGCACGGCGTGCGTGATGGCGTTAAGCAAACCATCATCAAGCGCCCCAAAGCAGTCTAAACAACCGGGGCTACGGCCCCATCACATGGAGAGCATCATGCAACACGACGTTACCGCAGAAAATTACGACAGGATCAGCCTCAGCGATTACGAAGGCGGTCTGTGGATGTCTATCTGGAAGGTAGGCGCACACTGCAGCGTTCACTTGAATCAAGAGCAGATCAAGGAACTTCACAAGGCCATTAGCGAATACATCAAGGAGACGGCAGATGAACTATGACTGGTGGCTCGACAGGCAGCTTTGGGAATATGACCAAGAGCGGCTTGACTCAGAGGAGCAGGAAGACTTAGACTCGGACGAGTTTCCATGTGATGTCTCCTGTTGACTTACCTCAAGTCTTTTCCCCGGCGCAATGCCGGGGTTTCTTTTTGTAGCAAAGCATAGTAAAATCAATCAGTTACATGAGCGGCAGTAGATCAATCTTGCAGGCCGCGCCACAAAACCCTACTATCAACGGATCATATGTCACTGGAATAACGTGATGAGCAAGTCCGAAAACCCCGCCAAAACAAATGCTGCGCCGCGCAAAACAGGCCGCCCAAGCAAGTACACCGAAGAGCTAGCCAACGAGATCCTTACAAGAATCGCTAATGGCGAGTCAATGGTGAAGATACTGAAGGGTCCGGGGATGCCAACGCAGACCTGTGTGTATGAGTGGTTGCAGAAGATGCCGGCTTTTGCTGAGAAATACGCCCGCGCCCGCGAAGATCAAGCAGACACGTTAGCCGATGAGATCCAGGCGATTGCTGACGAGACGCCCGAGTTAAATCCGGTGTATGACAAGAACGGCGAACTGATCAAGATCGAGATGCACAACGCTTACATCCAATGGCAGCGTAACCGCATTGATGCACGCAAGTGGATTGCCAGCAAGCTAAAGCCCAAGAAGTACAGTGACCGCCTTACGCATGCTGGTGACGCTGACAGCCCAGTGCAGGTACAGGCTGACGTATCCATCTTCGACGCTATGCTGAAGAACCTCGAAGCCAAGAGGCAGCTTGGGGACAAGTGACCTCGAGACCCTGCTGCGTGATCCGCAGATAAGGGCTGAGTACACCAAACTTCCTGCTGACCAGGCTGCGGCTTGGGGCTGGCGAATGATGTGGCTTACGCAGGCGCTTGATCACCAGATCCTACCTTCGGGTGATTGGTGGTCGATTCACCTAGTCCTAGCAGGCAGGGGTGCTGGCAAGACCAGAATGGCAGCCGAGCAGATCGCCTGGTGGGCATGGTCCCACAAAGCCACCAGATGGCTCGTAGCGGCGCCGACATCATCAGATGTGAGGAGTACATGCTTTGAGGGTGATTCGGGCCTGCTGCAGGTCATTCCGCCCGTCTTAGTGGCTGATTACAACAAGGCCCTGCATGAACTTAGGCTCACTAACGGCAGCTTGATCAAAGGAATCCCCGCCTCGGAACCGGAGCGCTTCCGTGGCCCGCAGTTCCATGGTGGCTGGCTTGATGAGTTAGCAGCGTGGGAGTACATCCAAGAAGCTTGGGATCAGATTCAGTTTGGCATGCGTTTGAAGCTGCCCAACATGAAGACCAGGCTGATCTGCACGACGACGCCCAAGCCTCGAGACCTGATCATTGATCTGATCGGCAGAGAGGGTGATGACGTAGTGCTCACAACGGCAAGCACCTACTCCAACCTTGCCAATCTGTCTGAGAACTTCAAGCGCCAGATCCTGCAGTACGAGGGTACCAAGCTCGGAAGACAGGAGATATACGCTGAGATCATCGATCCCGAGGAGGGCGGTATCGTCCAGCGGGAATGGTTCAAGCTCTGGCCTGCAGACAAACCCCTACCAAAGTTGGAGTACGTTGTTCAGTCTTACGACTGTGCCTTCACTGAGAAGACGATCAACGATCCGACCGCCTCAATCACCTTCGGTGTCTTCAAGCCACAAGACGGCGGCATGTGCGTCTTAATTATCGACGCCTGGCAAGACAGGCTGCAGTACCCTGACCTTAAGCCTAAAGTATTAGACGAGTACGAGATTGTGTTTGGCGAAGGCAAGACGGCCAAGCGTGTTGATCTCGTGCT